AACCACCTAAACCACAAAAACCAGCAAAACCAACAAGTCAATTGTCACCTGGTGGTAGAAAAGGTAATGAGGATCTCGAAGGTAAAACTTTTGCAACAAGAAAAACCAAAGGTGGAACTGAATATGAAGTAAGAACTCCAACTCGTGCAGAAATGGAAGCATCCAAAAAAGCAGGTGGTGGTGAAGCAGGAGTAAAAGCTGCTGCAGAAAGAGGTGAAAAATTAATGGGTGGCCCAGAAGGTGCTGGAAAGATTGATACAAAATCAGTAGAAGCAGATCTTAAGGCACAACAAGAAAAAGATAAAAAGAAAGCAGAAGCGGCAACTAAAAAAGAATCATATGATGCTTTTGACGTAGTTCTTGATTATCTTTTTGAGACTAATCAAGTTGACACTCTTGCAGAAGCATCTTATGTAATGATGGAAATGGATTCAGATGCAATCCAGTCCATTGTTTTAGAGCAAGCTGGATATCTTGCTGATGAATATAATTTCATTGTTGAGGGTCTTATTGCTGAAGGTTATGATTTATCTGATTATACTGAAGATGAATTTATTGATATTCTTATTGCTGAAAATATCTTACCAGCATTAGGTAAACTAATTGTTGGTATTAATAAGGCAAGATCAATTGCTGGGCAAGTTGCTAAGAGTCCAGCAACTAAGCAGTTGGGTAAAACTTTAAAAAAAGCAGCATCGGACTTTGGTAAGGGATTTAAAGGAAGTGGTAAAGGTGGAGCACTTGTTAAGTCTCCTGGTGGAGCGATGACAAAAGCAGGAAAACCTGGATCCCTTGTTAAATCCCCCTCAGGTGCTTTAACATCGGGTGCAAAACCTGGAAAAATGGTTGATGCATCTATTAAACCAGTAAATGTTAAAGATGTTACTAAAGCAGCAACATCTGCTGCTGGAGGTGGTAAAGGTGGTGGTAAAGGTGGTGGTTTAGTTGGTGGAGGATCTGCTGGAGGCGGAGGCGGTAAAGGTGGAGCACTTGTTTCTTCCCCTAAAGGAGCAATGACAAAAGCAGGTGGTAAGAGTGGTGCTTTAGTTGCTGGTACTACTGCAACTGGAGTTGCTAAGGCAGCAAAAGGTGCCGCTGCAGCACTTGGCAAAGGTGGTGGCGGTAGAAAAGGACTTCTCGCCGCAGGACTTCTAGGTGCTGGTGCTCTAGGTGCTGGTATGCTTGCTTCTAATGCTATTGGTGGTAAAAAAGAAGCTCCAAGAAGAAAAGAAGCACTCGTTGGTTCTCAGAACGCCAAAAAACCACTGACTGCAACTCCAGAGAATATGAAAACCGCTGCAAATGTAAATAAGCAAGGTGGTATTGCTCTAGGTAAAGGTGGACTTGGTTACCTTGCTAAGAAAGGTGACAAAATGGTTATCAAACAAGCAAAAGCGGTTGGTGCAGACGATGGAATCATCGGTAAGGCAGCACGTGCGCTTGGTTTAACTAAAGCAAAAGATAAAGCAATTGAGGCACAAAGACAGGCGGCAGGACGTAAGAACAGAGAGGCATATCTCGCTGGACAAGAACTAACTGATAAGAATATTACTGGGTATCAATCTAAAGGTGCTAAGAGAAAAGGTGAAGCAACAGGAACAAAAATTAAAATGGATAACAATTGATCCCATCCTAACATAATTCTTGGGGGTTGACAAACCCCCTTTTTTATTGCTAGAATCGCTTTGCTAGGGTTAGAGATAAATAATAGCTCATAAAGATTCTTAGTATGAGTTATGAAAATCCCTGGAGATTCAATGGGGAAATTTTTGAGTCTTCTGATATTCAAGATAGTTTTGGTTTTGTTTATCATATTCACTGCAATAAAACTGGTCGTAGTTATATTGGTAGAAAGTATTTCTGGTCTTTCCGCACACCAAGAGGAAAATCTAGAAAAGTTAAGTCAGAGTCCGATTGGAAAAGATATTACGGCTCCTGTCCTGAACTCAAATCCGATATTGACATTTGGGGAAAAGCATCCTGCGACAGAACAATACTTAGTCTCCATAAAACAAAAGGACAGTGTAACTTCGAAGAAACAAGACAACTTTTCATAAATAATGTGTTGACAGAGGCTCTTGACTCTGGAGAACCTGCGTATTATAATTCGAACATATTAGGTCGCTATATGCGAAAGGATTATTTCTATGCAAACTCTAGAGACGACTCTGAAGCAATCTCATGATTGGGCACTTGATAGAATTCATTTTCTATGTGAAAACAAAGATTATGAAAACGCATACTCAGTTAGAATTGAGTTTTGTGAGTGGTTAAATCCCGAAATTGAAGAACATGATATTGTTTCACTAGAGTACATAGGAGAAGAAGAAGATGACCCTAGATCTTCATAACTTTTTTAAGTTTTACGACGATAGCAATTCAAATCACGTAGCAGCAGTTCAGTGGTTAGAAGATAACCTTCCTGCTCAATTTATGGATGATTCGGAGACTGACTGGATTGGTATTTTTAGAACCAAACCACCAACGCCAGCAGTTCTTGCAGTTCCATATTTTAATCAAGTAGACAACTACAGAGATGCACATAGAACTTGTAACAGTTCATCGTGCGCTATGTGCCTTGCGTTCCTCAAACCAGGAAGCATTAAAGGTGATGATGAGTATGTCAAAAAAGTATTTGCGATTGGCGATACGACTGACCATGCGGTACAGACAAAAGTTCTGGCAGGTTATGGAGTTAAGTCACACTTTAGTTACAATCTTTCTTTTGCTGACATTGATAAGAGTCTTGATGCTGGGAAACCTGTTGTTATTGGTATCCTGCATCGCGGTTCTTTATCTAACCCTACTGGTGGGCACATGTGTGTAGTTATCGGTAAGACACCAGACGGCAAAGGATACTATGTAAACGATCCTTATGGTTCTCTGAACGATAACTATACTGGTCCCGTGACAAATGGTAAGAAGACCATTTACACCAAAGCAGTTCTCAAGCATCGTTGGTGCCCAGGAGGTAATGATGGGTGGGGAAGGATCTTCGACTGAGTTTAAGAAAAAAATTCTGGAAGAAGTGAAAAAACTCACAAATCACGGTAAACACAAAGAAGCAAGTGAATTATTCGATATATACTTTCCAAATATAGGAGGCAACAATGGCAAGAATTGATCTACACAACTTCTTCAAGTTTTATGACGAGAAGAATCCTAATCACGTTAAAGCAGTTCAGTGGTTAGAAGATAACCTCCCAGTTAAGTTCCTTGAGGACAATGTAGATTGGGCAGAGATTTATCGCGGAAAAAAGACTAGTGCTGCACCAGCCGCGGCTCCTGCTGCTGCAGCTCCTGTAACGAGTGGTGATGATGTCCCACAAATGGGCATTAAGTTGATCAAAGAGTTTGAGGGATGTCATCTAAAGGCATATCCCGATCCTCTCACGGGTAATCTTCCAATCACAATTGGTTGGGGTTCCACTCGTAAGAAGGACGGTTCACCATTTAAACTCGGTGATCAAATCACACAACAGGAAGCTGATGAACTATTGATTAGTCAGTGCAAGAACCAGTTTCTTCCTGCACTTCGTAAAATTCCACATTGGGGGGAAATGTCAGATGGAAAAAGAGGCGCTCTTCTCAGCTTTGCTTATAATCTCGGCGCTGGTTTCTACGGTGGTGATAACTTTAATACTATTACTAAACGCCTGAAGAATAAGGAGTGGGACTTAGTTCCTGATGCTCTTTATCTCTACCGCAATCCTGGTTCTAATGTGGAAGCAGGTCTCGCAAGACGCCGTAAGGCAGAGGGTGAAGCCTGGAAGAAGGGATAAATAGTTACAATCATTACTGATTCTTGATCTTAACTGGTCTGAATCTACATACCCCGAGTCCTCTGAGACTTGGTGAATACTTTACTTTTAAACAACTTTAGTTTGTTTCGTTTAGTACACACTGAGTCATAGAGGACTTTTTATGTCTTACGCTAAAAGGGCGCTTGCAGCAGCGTCTGCTCTTTTGATGGGTAGTAGTGCAATCGCTGCACCCCTTACTTTACAGGGGAACTATGTAAAGATTGGAGTTAACGATGCTGGAACCGTTGGTTCTGGTGGAGCAACTTCTCCTGGTATTCAGTATGATTCAACTGGAACCGCAACGTTCAATCCAGCATACGATTACCTGACTCCTGGAAATCCTTTTGAAGGATTTACTGTTAGAGGTAAAGATGGTTCAACTGTTCTTTTCAACTATTATAATAACAATAATAGTGTTGGAGGAGCACAGATTACTGGAACACTTGTAGATTATTCTGGTGTTTCATATCGCGGATTGACTTATGATAATCGTGCTGTATGGTCGGGATCTGTTACCGAGTTTAATATAGAACACGACTATCGTTTTAATGATAACCAACAGTTTGTTGATATCAATACTCGTTTAGAGTTTCTAATTAATGTTCCTACGCTTTACTTTGGTAGATTTACAGATCCAGACGCTAGAGCAGCAGCAGGAGATAGTTCTAGAACAGATAATACTAGAGGATATGCTGGTGGTATTCCAGCAACCAACGTTGTCCTTTCTGAAGCACTAGTATCCAAGTATGCATTAGGTCTATTCACAGGTCAGATTGGTGGTGTAAACTCTGGAATCAGTGCTGGTTGGTCTACAAACCCAGAAGATTATTATAATGGAACAAATGGTGGTCCAAGTGGAGACCACACCATCGGTCTTGGATTTATGTTCTCTGGCATTTCTGCTGGAGATATTGTAAATATTCAATACGCATATATTTTTGGACCTTCTGCGTTTGCTGCTGGTTCTGGTGCTGTTGCTGGTGGTGCTGGTGGTTCTACTCCATCAACCTTTACTGTTGTTGATGCTGGTTCCGCTTCTGCTCCTACAACTCCTTCCACACCAACAGTCACAGGAACTACAACCACAAATACGGTTACAAGTTCTACTTCTACATCATCAAGTTCTGCGACGACTTATGTAACTAGAACTGTTACAGATACTGATGCTGATGGAAATCCAAGAGTTATAACTTATACTGATACCGTAGTTACTACAACGCCAGTTGATACCACAACTACCACAACAACACCAGTTACAACTACCACATATTCTGATGGTTCCACAACAACTTCATCAGGAACACCAGTTGTAACCACTTCTTCTGTAAATGGTTCTCCAACTTCTGTTGTAACTGCAACCGCACTTGACTCAACCGCAATCACAAGACCATCAGTTGCTCAGGCATCTGTTCAGTCTTCAAATCTTCCAGTTGTAAATATCACACTCACTGAACACGATGCTTCTGAAAACAAAGGAGTTCAGAGAATCGCAAGACATCATACGAAGACCACAACAACTCCGATGGTCAGAACCATCACCACAACACCAGTTACAACAACGACTGATGCTTCTGGAAATGAAACTGTAACCAACGGAACTCCTGTTGATACTTATGAACTCTGGAATGATGTTACGATTTCTCATACTTATGATTCTCTCTTTGGTCGTGTAGATCAACTAGAAGTTCTTGATGGAATTAATGATGGTATTAATGGACTTCTGAATCATGAACCAACCACAGGTAAGCAAAGATTAAGAGTATTTGAGAACAATAGATTTGTTCAATCCTACAATGCTGATGGATACAACGCAGATTCCAAGATCTTTGGTGGTGGATTTGAGTTTGATGTAACTAAGGGTTGGACTCTTGGTTTCCAGTATAATAAAATCAACATAAACCTTAATGGTGTTGACTCAAGGACACAGCAGACCAAAGATCACTTCGGAGTATTCAGTGAACTCAGAGGTAATACATTCACTCTGAATACAAATGCTGCGATTGCGAACAGCAACTATAAGTATAATAGAACTGTAGAAGGTGTCTTTAATAATGCTGGTGAAACAACTGGTTCTGAGTGGTGGGTGTCTAATCGTTTATATTGGCATTTACATAAGGCAGTAAAACCATTTATCGGTTATACCGTTCAGAATGTAAACAGAAATGCTTACACTGAAACTGGGTCTATTCAGTCTGCAAGAAGTGTTGGTGACTTTAATCAAACCACTCATATTGGTGAAGCGGGTCTCAAACTTGAAACTCGTTTTGGTGGTAAGAAAAAGGATCTCTTTGGTGTTAGTGTAGAAGGTTCTTATGGAACTGATAGTTCTTATGATGTAACTGCTTCTGTAGATTATAAAGAAATGTTATTTGTTGAGGGTTCTCACGGAGTAAACAACGGAGTTACTAATAATTCTGTTGCTGCTAAGGTCAAGTTTAGGTTCTAAAAACCTAAATAAGACAGACTTCATCACACGGACACTGATGGACAAGAAAAAGGAGAATGCTTTGGGGCAAGTAATTCGTATTGCCATCCTAGGATGGTCTGCTGCTCTTCTAACTGCTAGTTATGCTGGGGCTCTATCCAAGATGGACCCCACTTTCATTGCGACGGTCTTTACTGCTTCTGCCGCTACCTTTGGTATTAATACAATGAAGAAGGGTGGTGATGAAGAAGATGAAAAGAAAGAAGAACCACGCAGAGAAGAAGTAGTAGAAACTCCACCAGAACCACCTGCTCCAGAAACTCTTGAGGCAAGAGTAGAAGCACTGGAAACAAAGGTTGATGAGGGTGAAGGATATGTCCAACCCCGCACAGGAGCATAATGTCAAAGTCACCAAATAAAGGTAAGAAAGGTTCTGCTGGAGGTCAAAAGAACTCCAAACAGAATCAGGGAAACGCAACTGCCAAAAAGGCAAAAAACGGTGGAAAGAAAAAGTAAATAATGAGGTATTATGCCGCGAGAGTGGAACACTCCAAAGAGGGAGTGTTGGAATGCTCCGATACATCAGATTCTCAAAGCAATAGATAATCACACCCGTCTTCACATGGAGACGGGTGACTATTGGCATGAAGAACAGGCCCAGATCTTGAGAAATTATGTAAAAGACCTGAAAGTCTGGATTCATAAACAAGAAGGATGGTGGGATGAATGAAAAAAATCCTCACAATACTTGGGTTATTATCAACCTTTACACTTCCAGTTAATGCCGAAAAAATATTAAAGAGTCAACCAACCGTTCCCGCATATAGTGCTGCGGCAATGGGTTGTATGATACTCAGAGAATGTACAGAAGGAGTCGAACAACTTACACCAGACTCTGCTTTACTTTTAGATAAGTCTTTTGATCCGTTTAGAGAAGAGATTAAAAATATTCTAACTGCTCTAAACAAAGTTAATGTTCCAGTATATGTTGGGCAAAGTAGATATTTCACACCAAGAACGGTCGGACTTTATAAACCAAAATACAATCGTTTCTTTGTAAATGAAGAACTTTTAAGAGATCCTAGAGAATTTCTAGGAACGATGAGGCATGAAGGATGGCATGTAGTTCAGGATTGTATGGGTGGTGGGATCGAAACATCTTTTATGGCACAAGTCCATCAAGATTCTGAGATTCCATCTTGGGTAATGAAGAGTACAAGACTTGCATATGAATCAATGATGCAAAGTCGTGCTGTGCCATGGGAGGCAGATGCCAACTGGGCAGAAGAACAGTCTGGTCAAACCGTAAAATATTTGGAGATGTGTGCTAAGGGACCACTCTGGGAACAAGTTCGTCCAACACCAATGACAATGGAATGGTTGATTGGTTGTGGATGGATGACTCCGAGAGAGGGATTAAAACCTTATACTCCAAATAAAAAATCGGAATATTGTGTAGAAGGAAAATACTAATGGGTGAATTTCCTTGGGGTGTTTTTATAATATTATCTTGTGGTCTTACTTTTGTGGCGTATATCATTTACTATATACTTCGATTAGCTGCATTGGAGATGAAAGATGAAGAACCTAGCGATCATTCTGTCAGCGACAAGTCTGGCGATTAGTGGAGCACTTTGTTATGGTGCTTATGTGACTTATCAAAAAGCACAGAAAATTCTGAATAATCCAGAGGAGTTTGTTGGTGCTGTTGTAGAGAAGCAAGTCAATAAGGCATTTGAGAAATTGCCTATTCCGAAACTAAATACTGGGAGTATTAAGTTTCCTTTCTGATGTCAAATCAAGACCCATACATATATCGTATTCGAGAAATCCATAAAGTAGTCGATGGGGACACTATTGACGCTGATATTGATTTGGGGTTCGATATATCTCTTACTAAACGGATTCGCCTTGCTGCTGTTGACACTCC